TGAAATATTATCAGAAACAGTTGATCAACAGTTTGATATTATTGAAGAAATGGTTGAACAACTGGCATTAGAACATGGCGTAGATGCTGAAGTCATATGGGAAGACTTTGAAAGTGTAGATGATGATCTATTGTTAGAAACGGCTGCATGGAGACGTTCAGCTGGCAAGAGTAAGAAAGGCGGCTTAAACGCCAAAGGTGTTGCTAGTTATCGTCGTGAGAATCCAGGTAGCAAACTGCAAATGGCAGTGACCACTAAGCCTAGCAAACTAAAGCCAGGCAGTAAAGCAGCAAAACGTCGTAAGAGTTTCTGTGCAAGGATGGGTGGTGTTAAAGGTCCTATGAAGAAACCCAACGGCAAACCTACTCGTAAAGCTCTAGCACTACGTAAATGGAATTGTTAAATGAAAGTCTACGACATTATTACAGAAGTAGCTCAACCCAAGCCTACTAAGAGGCAAAGTCAATCTAGTAAGGGCATGAATATCTACGGTGATAAAGAAAGGGCTGACAGCACCTATGTAGCATTTAAACTTGGACAAGCAATGGCCAGTACTGACGGCAAAACTAAGCCAGAAATTGATGCTAAAAGTTGGTACGGTAAAAAGAAAACAGTACATCCATACACTAAAGAAGAGCAGGAGATGTTTGTTCAAGCTGCCAAAGCAGTCGGCGCTGACGTAGAAGATTTAAATCACGGGGACATGCGCAGTTTAGAATTGGATACAACTAACAAAGTAAGTCCAGTTGCCAAGATTAAAACGAACAAATACGGGGTCTAATCACTCTTGACAAGCTGACAAAAATCCTGTAATATATATTATCACTGGAGATAATATGATCATAGGCTTCGTTGGATTTATTGGTTCAGGCAAAGACACTGCCGCAGACTACTTGGTTAACTTTCACGGATTTCGCCGTGACTCATTTGCAAACACATTGAAAGACGCGGTAGCAGCCGTATTTGGTTGGGACCGCGTTCTGTTGGAAGGGCGTACAAAAGAAGCTCGCGAATGGCGAGAGCAACGTGACGAGTGGTGGAGCGATCGTCTAGGTAAAGACATTACCCCACGACATATTCTACAGTACTGGGGAACTGAAGTCTGTCGCCAAGGATATCACGATGACATCTGGATTGCTAGTTTAGAAAATAAAATGCGTAAAACAGGCGATAACATCGTTATCAGTGATGTACGTTTTCCTAATGAAATCAAAGCTATTAAATCTGCAGGCGGCCAAGTAGTACGTGTTATTCGCGGCGCTGACCCAGAATGGTATCAAGATGCATGGAATGTAAATCAAGGTCCTACTAACATGACCTGGGCTGTGAGCAAAATGCGTATGGAACAACGAGGCATTCATGCTAGCGAAACAGCATGGATTGGCAAGGGAATTGACCTTGAAATAGATAATAACGGATCAATTGACCAGTTATTTGCACAGATTAAAAATCTGGTGTCAGAGCCCCTTGACGCCACTGAAAACCTTCCTTATGAAGAGTCCTCTGACAGTTTGCACACACTGTCTTGAGGTTAGTAGGGCGGGAGTTATTTAGATTCCCGTCTACATGGAACACATTAAACTGTTCCTTGTGTTTGCTCTTATAGCCGCATTTATCGCACAGTGACTTCATGCGATATCCATCCTGATGCCACTTAGGCATACCTTTACCTATGCCCCCATATCGTGTACAGGTTTCGCATTTAGAGCGATAATACACTCTACCTTCCTTACGATAGTTAATAGCAGCAGGTCTAAGCCCGCATCCGCACAGTGGTCTTGTCATCGTGTATTTAGTTGCCCTTTTTGACCCCTTTTTGGTGTGTTATAACTAGCCATTTTTAGATTTTATCAATAAATACTAGTAGAACAAAAACCTTAGGAGATTCCAAAGATGGCATTAAGTTCACCAGGCGTAGAAGTCAAAGTAATTGACGAATCATTTTATACACCAGCGGCACCGGGTACAGTACCTTTAATTATTGTAGCTACTGCTGAAAATAAAGCAAACAGCGGAGCTTCCGGAACCGCCCCGGGTACACTTAAAGCTAACGCTGGAGAAGTTTATCTTCTAACAAGTCAGAGAGATCTTGGTGACACATTTGGTGATCCAATCTTCAAGACAGACGCAAGCAATAATCCAGTTCATGCTGGTGAGCAAAACGAATACGGTCTACAGGCTGCGTACAGTTTACTAGGTGTTAGCAATCGTGCATTTGTTGTACGTGCTGATCTAGACCTAGCGCAATTAGATGCCAGTGCTACAGAACCAGATGCAAATCCTGCAAATGGTACACACTGGTTAGATACTGTTAATTCAAAGTTTGGTATTTTTGAATGGAATGGTGCTTCTATTGCAACCACAGGCGGCCAGAAATTTACAAATAAAATTCCTCGCGTTATCACTGACCCAACTAAAGTTGACGGTTCAGGCGCACCTTTAGCATCAGTTGGTGCAATCGGAGACTATGCCATTGTTATGGTTGAGGACGCAGCCGCTGATAATCCAGCACTGACAACACTACACCCTGGTACAATTTGGTACAGAAGTCGTGGTATTGCTATTGGCCAAACTGCCGGACAATGGGTAGAAGTAGGTACTGATGAGTGGTTTAAATCATGGCCAGCAATTACTAGTAAAGTAGTTACAGTTCAACCTACGGATGGTGATACATTTACTATTAATGCAACTACAGTTACAGCAGGCACAACACTAACTAGTGTTAGAGACAATATTAACCTAGTAATGGATGGCACTGGTATTAGTGCAGCCGTAGTTAATGGAAAACTAGAAATTTACAGTGACGGCCAATTAGATGGCGCTGCCGCTGACACTGATATTAGTAATGCTATTGTTATTGCTAATGGAAGTGGTACATTAATTGGTGCTAGTGGTGTGTTAGGCATCACTGCAGGCACATACTATGCTCCAAGATTACAGATCAAGCCGCATACTCAAGTACCGCAGTACAAGAGTTCAGCTGGCAAGGCTCGCCCAACAGGGTCAGTTTGGATCAAGACTACTGAACCTAATCTAGGTGCTCAACTAAGTGTCAAGCGTTGGAATGAAACTACAACAGCTTGGGAAGCAGTTACTGCTCCAGTATACGCTGCTGGGCACGAGGCAATTTACGGATTAGATGCCGCAGGCGGTGGCGCAAATCTAGCATCAGGCCAAGTGTATGCTCAGGCAAATATGACAGAGCAAGATGGCAGTGATGGCACACCTCGTATTGCAGACGTTAAGTTATGGATTCGTGGAGCAACCGGTGCAACAGTTATTCAATCAGCTAAGATTGGCGCAACTGGTATTTCAGGTGCTACTTTACGCACATTCACACTAGCAGAAAGTCTAGTAGGAGAAACTACGCTAGCCGCAGCCAAGACAATTTCATGGACTCCTGCTCAAACAGCAGCAGACGCAGATTTGTTAGCTACTGCTATTAACTCAGCAGGATTTACTAACATTGAAGCAGAAGTTGATGCACAAAATCGTGTGTTGATCAAACACAGACTAGGCGGAGAGTTCCGCATGGCAGAAGGTACGGGCACTCCATTAGTAGATTACGGCTTTGCAGCTAGAAACTACGAACCAAGTTCTGGTACATTTGGCCAAGGCACTGCATTCTTAACATTAGCACCATCAGGTGATGCACTATATGATTTTATTGCCAGCAACTGGGTACCGCTAGTTTATGTAGCTAGTGCAGACGCTCCTAGCAGAATTCCTGCAGATGGTACACTATGGTATAGCTCAGTAATTGATGAAGTTGACATTATGGCTCACAATGGAACTACATGGGTAGGTTATCAAACTTTATTCCCAACTACTGACCCAGAAGGTCCACAAGTTGCTGCTACTGCTCCAGAAACACAAAGCGATGGTACAGTATTAGTTACAGGTGATTTATGGATTAGCACAGCTGACATGGAGAACTTCCCACAAATTTACAAATATAATGCAGATTTGGAAGAAATTTATCCTGTAACAAAATGCTGGGTACTAGTTGATAAAACTGACCAAAGCTCAGAAGATGGCGTATTGTTTGCTGATGCACGTTATAATACCAGCGGTGTAAACAGTTACGAAGCTGGAACAATTACAGCACTATTAACTAGTAATTATTTAGATCCAGATGCTCCAGATCCAGCACTATATCCTGAAGGTATGTTGTTATGGAACCTACGTCGCAGCGGTTACAATGTAAAAGCATTTGCACGTGACTCTATTGATCTTGCTGGTACAAATCCAAGAGCTAATGATGCATCAATGGCATTGTACTACGAACACCGTTGGGTTACTGTTTCAAATAACCAAGCAGACGGTTCAGGTAGTTTTGGACGCAAAGCACAACGTGCAGTAGTCGTTAAAGCTCTACAAGCAACTGTTAACAGCAACCAAGGCATTAGAGATGAAGATTCAAGAATCTTTAACTTACTTGCTTGCCCAGGTTATCCTGAGTTAACTGGTGAATTAATCAGCTTGAACTACGATCGTGGCTTAACAGCGTTTGTTGTAGCAGATACACCAGCACGTTTAACACCAGATGCAACTAGTTTGCTAGCATGGGGTAACAACGAAAATGGTGCGTTAGAAGACAACGACATTGGCGCAGCCAGCTTCGATGAATACATGGGTATGTTCTATCCATGGGGCTTCTCAAGTGACAACTTTGGTAACAATGTTGCTGTTCCTCCAAGCCACATGATCTTAAGAACTATTGCTCTAAATGACCAAGTTGCTTATCCATGGTTTGCACCAGCTGGTGTACGTCGTGGTGGTATTACTAATGCAACAGCAGTTGGTTATATTACTAGCGAAGGTGAGTTTAAATCAGTTGCACTAAACAACGGCCAACGTGATACACTATACGAAACAAAAGTTAATCCTATTACGTTCTTCACAGGAACAGGATTGGTTAACTACGGTCAAAAGACACGTGCTCGTGCAGCCAGTGCATTAGATCGTATTAACGTGGCTCGTTTAGTAATTTACTTACGTAGACAACTAAGCATACTAGCTAAACCATATATCTTTGAACCTAATGACAAGATCACTAGAGACGAAGTAAAAGGTGCAGTAGAAGCGTTACTATTAGAACTAGTAGGACAACGTGCTCTATATGACTATTTGGTAGTGTGTGACGAAAGTAACAATACTCCAAGCAGAATCGATAGAAACGAGCTATGGATTGATATTGCTATTGAACCAGTTAAAGCAGTTGAGTTTATTTACATTCCACTACGCTTGAAAAACACTGGCGAGATCGCAGGTCTATAATTTAAAGGAAGAATAACATGGCAATCGCAACATTAACAAGATTTACAGTACCCCTAGCTAGCGATCAAAGTGCTAGCTCACAGGGCATGTTAATGCCAAAACTAAGATATCGCTTTAGAGTGATGTTTGAAAATTTTGGCGTTTCAACACCAACTACAGAACTTACCAAGCAAGTCATGACTGCTGCTAAGCCAAACGTAGCATTTGCACCGCAAAAGATTGAGATCTACAACAGTACAATCAACTATGCAGGCAAGCACACTTGGCAACCAATGGCAATCAGCTTGCGTGATGACGTTACTGGTAACGTCAGCAAGTTAGTTGGCGAGCAGATGCAAAAGCAGTTTGACTTCTTTGAGCAAGCAAGTGCAGCTTCGGCTATTGACTATAAATTCAATCTACGTATTGAAGTTCTAGACGGTGGCAATGGTGCAAGCACTCCTAATGTTCTTGAGACATGGGAATGTTATGGATGCTATATTGTATCCGCTAACTATCAGTCTATGAGCTATGCAGAACAGACTCCTATGCAGATTGACCTGTCAATTCAGCCAGACAACTGCCTACAGATTCCAGACGGTGCTGGTATTGGAGC